TGTCTTTCCTTGGTCCCTGGGCGATACCCCATGCGGGCCGAGGTCCGACGATGCGGATTCACAGCGGGACGGAAGGCGTCGTGCTCGGCGTGCGAGAGGAGCGCGAGGGCGCCGTCGTGCTCGACGTCGGCTTTGCCGACGGGGGCAGACAGGACGTGCTGGCGTGGTCCGCGGACACGACCGAGGGGTGGATGGAGGTGAAGAAGACTCTCGCGGCCCGGATGCGGTGCTCGCGGAGCGAGTGGATTGATTTCGTGCGACGATGCGATCTTCACGGGCTGCCCGACGGGTCGGCGCGGGAGGCGATCGAGGCGGCGGATGCCTACGCGTGCCTTCGGCAGACATGGGCGACGACGTGTCACAAGGCGCAGGGTGGGTCGTATGATCGGGTCATCGTGATGTGGGACGACGTCATGATAGCGCGTCGAACACCGGAGACGCTCGCTCGGATGCTGTACGTCGCGGTGACACGGGTGCGAGACGTCGACCAACTATTTTTCGTGCGGGGTGAGAAATGACGACGATGGATTGGGTCCGTGAATACCTCGGGATGGGATGGTCTCTTTGTGCGCTGCGGCCGGGCGAGAAGGGTCCGTATATGCAGGCGTGGGGGACGCTGGATTTGGACGAGGGGCACTGGCGGTCGTACCCCGAAGACGGGTGCGGCGTGCTCCTCGGTCGCTCGGGTCTGGCGACGATCGACGTCGACGACATGTCGTCTGCGAAGGCGGCGCTCGGCGCGCTTGGCATCGACCTCGTCGGGCTCCTCGAGGCACCGGACGCGGTGAGGATTGTCTCTCGGCCGGGCCGGGCGAAGCTCGTGTACCGGGTGCGGGAGGACCAAGCGGCGCACGTCGGGCGCAAGCGGGCGCTCAACTGGAGGACGCTCGACGGGACCTCGTTCTGCGTCGTCGAGTTCCGAGCGGGGTCGGGGCAGCTCCAGGACGTGCTCCCTCCTTCGATTCACCCGGCGACGAAAGAGCCCTACGCGTGGGCGGGAGATTTCCGGCGCATCCCGGGACTGCCAGACGAGCTCGCGGCGGTCTGGGAAATGTGGGACGACGCGGTGCGGGTCATGCGGGAAGCGGACCCGTGCAAAGCGAAGGCGCAGACGGTGCCGAAGCGGGAGATTCGCTTTCACGGGCCGAAGAGCACGGGCGACGTCATCGGGAAGTGGAACGACGCGTACGACGTGCGCGATGTCATGAGCAGGCCGGCGCTCACGGCGCTGTACGAAGAGGTCGGGAATCGCTGGCGTCGTCGTGGGTCGCAAGACAAGGCTGGGGTCGTGCTTCTCGAGGACAGGCAGCACGCGGGGAGAATGCGGGTGTACTCGCACCACGGGGGAGACCCGTTGATCGCGTACACGGCGACGGACGCTTTCGGGCTCTTCTGCCTCGCCGAGCACGGGGGGGATGACCGGGCGGCCGTGAAGGCGGCGGCTTTCGAGCTCGGGCTCCCACCGCTTGTGGGGCTCGGAGAGATAAAGGCGGTCGGGGAAGAGCAGGTCCAGGCGCTCGTGGCGAGCGCGGGAGGCAGCGTGGCGCACGTCGAGGTGGGGAGCGAGGGCGAGGGAGGAGCGAGGGAGGAGCGAGGTAGTGCCGAGGTCATACGATGGCCGGGTGCGCCGGTGCTCCCGGACCAAGATGCGCCGGAGGCAGACGAGATCGCGGCGCCGCACGGTGCGCTGTCGGGCCGGTCTCTCCCGGTGCCTGCGGCGCAGGACCTCGCGGCGTGGATAGCGGGACGGGTCGGCGCGGCGAAGATCGGGGCGACGGTGCAGACCACGCTTGCGGTCCTCGGGCATCTCGCGTCGCGGCGGTACGAGAGCGAGGACGGGCGTCGCCCGTGCGGTTTCTTCGGCGTGCTGGATAGCGCAACGCTGAATCTATCGCCCTACCTGCGCGCGGTCGACGACTTGCTTGACATGCTCGGCGACTACGACGGGGGAAGCGAGCGCGGGCAGGTGCGCTACCTCGAGGAGCGGGTCGACGACGTCAGCACACCGGCGGGCATGAAAGAGGCGTACCGGAACTCGGCACGCCTGCTCTTCGGGAGCCCGTCGTTTGCGACGTGGCTCGAGCGAGAGGGGAAGCAGATCAACCCGAGCTTCCGGCTCCTGCTCGACGAGCTTGGATGGTATCGGCTCGGGAAGACGCTTCAGTACAAGCCACCGAAGGGCGACGCGTGGACAGTGCGGGCAACGGCGCTCTCGGCCTTGTGGGCCGTGGCGCCGGCATCTCTCGGCGGGCTCGTCCGGTCGACGCGGGGGAGCGGCTTGCTACAGCAGACGGTGGTGGCGGATTGCCTCGACGAGCGCGCGGTCGTCATGCCGCGCAGTGTGGGCGTGCCGACCGGGGTCGTCGACGTGCTGCGGCGGGTCGGGTCGACGAGGGTCCAAGCGGGGCACGTCATGCCGCGCGACGATTGGGGATACCACCGGCCGGAGATCGTGCCGGTCGACCCGGCGGCGCGGGACATTGCACGGGATCTGCGGGACCGCATAGGACGGAGCGTGGGCGCGTCAGACAGGCTCCGGGACTATCCCCTCGGCGGGTGCGCGCGTGGGTGGTCCGAGGCGTCAGAATCGATCTCGGTCGCTCTCGCGGCCATCGAGGACCCGGACGCTCCACGGGTAGGGGCGCACGCCATGGGATGGGCTGCGGATTGGGTATGGGATTGCTGGACGCTGCTCCTGGACCGGCTCGGGCGGGCGCGCGAGGACAGCGCGGACATCGAGCGGGCGATCTTGGAGGTGCTGCGCCGGGCGGGACAGGGGGGGGCGACTACGATGGAGCTCCGAGACGCCGTGCGACCCTTCCGGGCGCTCTCGGCCGAGCGGCGTCAAGAGATCATGGACGGTCTATCCTCGGATGGACTTGCGATCGCACGGCGTCAGGGGCGGGGCGTGCGGTACTACGCGGCCCGGTAGGGCAGATCGGGGGCTGAGGGCGCCGGAGGGCGCCCGTTTATCCCGATTGCGTTCCTTCAATAAGTGCCGAAAAACACTCATGAAACACCTAAGAGGAGGGCGGGACCTATACGCGTGCGCTAATAAACACGCGCGTATAGGTCCCTCCCTCCTTTTAAGGTTTTTTCCTTTTGAAACGGGGACTTACTGAAGGGACGTCAAGCGGGTTTATGGGGCAGGGGCCAGATCGGGTGATCTGGACGGGCGCGAGATCGTGATCTGAGCGGGTGCAGATCGCCGGAAACCCGCATCCCGCTGCGGGTTTGCGAAAAAAAAGCACGGGACGTCAATCAAAGTATTGACGCTGGAAATGGCTTCGTTTACGCTGGTCCCACGAACACGGCCGCCGCGGGGCGCCCAACAGGAGAGAGACCATGACCAACATCGGATTTGAAATCGAAAAAAAGTTCTTTTTCTTCGGCGGGGAATTTTCGGAGGAAAAAGTAAAGCGAATCACGCGCGAGGGCGTGCGATTTCGCGTCTATGACGCGTCCGGGACATGCGTAGCTCAAGGAAAATTTCTGGGCGATATAGACGCCCTGACTGCCTTCACTCCTATTAGAATGGCCGAGGGTGATGGCGCGATCGAGATTCGCTACGAGCGAGGCGGCAAATTCGTGACGCTTTGACCGACACGAGAGAAACAGAAGCCGACGGACGGCACGCAAGCCCGGGCACAAGCGCCGGGCTTGACCCGTCAGAACACAAGAGCCGCGCGTGCGGCGCAGGAGAGAGACCATGGCCTACACCGTGACCCACAGGACCTACCGACTGTCTATGACCGATGGCACCACCCATGATTTCGGTGACTTGGACCTCGCGCTCGATTGGGCGTTGGAGCACCACGGCTGCCACTCGTCTTACGAGTGCGAGGATGGGCGTGTGCTGCTTTACGCCGACGACGAGGCGATGGACGCGGACGAGACGGGCGCATCTGCCATGGGCGCTATCGAGGTCATCGAGGAGCAGGAGGAACTCGAGCCGGACTACGACGATTACCAGGCTCGGCGCCCGTACTGCTCCGACCGGACGTGCGGGGCCACAGATTGCTCGGTTTGCTACGGGTGGGCGTGATGGACGCGCTCAGAGCGATTCTGGCGGGCCTTATCGTGCTCGCCGTGTATGGGCTCATCGGAGCCTCCGACGTGCAGGAGGAGGCGGCTCAGGCTGCGAGAGAGGCATCGTGGCCTATGCCCGCAGAGGGCGACGTGGAGGATTTCTAAATGAAGACAAAAATCCCGAAACGAGGTCCAGTCGATATTAGATTCAGTAATGGGCTATTTGCCTCCCTTTGGTATCTACGCGGGCCCGCGATGTCGTGGGTGTTGCAGCTTCTCGACGAAGAGCGAAATCAGATCGGCCCGGCTTGCGACGGGACTGCGGAGTATTGGCACAATCGCGCCGACGCGGTGCACTCACTTATGCAACTAGCGGAAAGAAACGGGGGCTTCGCATGATACGATCCGTGTCAGACAACCAAGAGGAGATCCTTCGATGGATACTGGATTTGGCTGAGCTGAAAAACTTCGACGCCGATCTCACATACGGGAATGGAAAGTTCTACGGAGGGTCGATACCCCAGCCGGATTTCAAGTTCGACATAGAACCTCTTTTCGAGGACGTCGAGGAAGCGTGCTCGACCGACATTCCTTCCGTCGATGAATCATTTGAGTCGATGGTTTTCGATCCTCCATTTCTGACCTATGTTAGAAGTGGAAGGGAGGGAAACGGGAACATGGTCATGGCGCGCAGGTTCGGAGGTTACTGGTCCTATGACCAGCTAGAAGATCACTACAAAAAAACAATTCGAGAGGCGTATAGAACCTTAGTCAGAAAAGGAATACTTGTGTTCAAGTGTCAGGACATAGTCCACAATCACAAGCATGTTTCCACACACATCAATGTCATGAAGTGGTGCGAGGGGATGTTCAGATTGAAGGATTTATTTATTCTCACGGCGAAGCACAGGATGCCGATCCCTCAGGTCAAAGGGACCGCCATTAAGAAGCAGAAGCATGCGAGAATCCACCACAGCTATTTCATGGTTCTCGAGAAGACTTGAACGGAACCCGGCTCGCGCCGGGTTTCTTCGTTGTCGGCCCCCGCGAGGCGTGGTAGGGTGTAGCCATGCCGAAGGGTGCGAGACGAGAGACCGCAAAGAGCATGACGCTGGCGAAGCAGCGCGAGCACGATGCGCTTGCGCTTCGGCAGAAGGGCTGGACGTACGAGCGGATCGCGGAGTCTCTCGGGCTATCTCGACAGGGCGCGGCCGATGCCGTGAAGCGATCCCTTGCGGCACTGAAGGCTGACTGCGCCGAGCGGGCCGAGGACGTGCGCGAACTCGAGCTCCGGCGCCTCGACCGCATGCTCGAGCTGGCCGAGGCCGCGGCGGAGTCGGGCGACATCTCCGCGATCGACCGGGTCCTGCGGATCCAGGAGCGGCGATCGAAATACCTTGGCCTCGACGCGCCGGTTAAGAGCGAGGCGCAGGTCGCCATAGCGGCGACGGTGTCGCTCGAGGGCGTGTCCGACGTGCAGCTCGCGGCGCTTGAACGGGCGTATCTGTCGATCACGGGTGCAGGGTCCAGCGATGACGCCGAGGACTAGGATCCCGACGCTCGGGGAGATCCGCGCGGAGATGTCTCGCCGGCACCTCCGAGATTTCGTGCGCCACGCCTGGCCCGTGCTCGAGCCCGAGACGCCGCTCGTGTGGAGCTGGCACGTCGAGGCGATCTGCGATCATCTCGAGTCCGTGAGCGAGGGGCAGATCAAGCGGCTGCTCATCAACGTCCCGCCAGGGCACGCGAAGTCTCTCCTCGTGTCGGTCTTCTGGCCGGCGTGGCAGTGGCTCCGCAAGCCGAGCTGGCGTGCGCTTTTCTCGTCGTACAAAGCCGAGCTCGCAATCCGGGACAGCGTGCGATGCCGGGCCGTGCTGCAAAGCGATTGGTACGCGTCGTGGTTCCGCCCCGAATGGAAGCTCTCGGGCGACCAGAACGTGAAGAGCTATTTCCAGAACTCCGCGACGGGCGCGCGTCAGTCCATCGGCGTCGGCGGTGGTGCGACCGGCTTTCGTGGTGACGCCGTCGTCGTCGACGACCCGCTGAAAGCCGACGAATGGCCGTCGCCAGACGAGCTCGAGAAGGTAATCTCGTGGTGGGATTTCCAGATGTCGTCGCGGCTCAATGACATGTCGAAGGGCGCGCGCGTCGTCATCATGCAGCGGCTGCACGAGCGGGACCTGAGCGGATATCTCCTCGAGCGCGGCGGCTATGAGCACTTGTGTCTTCCGAGCGAGTACGATCCGGGACGTAGTTGCGTAACCTCGATCGGCTTCAAGGATCCACGCACCGAGCGCGGCGAGCTGCTCTTTCCAGCTCGCTTCGACGCTTCCGTGATCGCCGAAGCGAAGCGCGACCTCGGTCCATACGGCTACAGCGGGCAGCACGATCAAAGCCCGACGCCGGTCGGCGGGTCCATCGTCCGCGAGGAATGGATCCGGTATTGGTACCCAGCCGACGCGATACCCCCTCCCGCGGTACGGGTCATGACGGCCGATGGCGTGCGGGAGATCCCACAGGAGCCGCTTGGACCGGTCGAGACGTGCGTGCAGTCGTGGGACCTGGCCTTCAAAGGCGGCGCGTCGAGCGATTTCGTGGCGGGTCATGTCTGGGGCAGGACGGGCGCGCGCTTCTATCTGCTCGACCGGGCTCACGCCAGGCTTGACTTCCCGGCCACGCTCACAACGATTCGCGAAATGACGAAGCGTCACCCGAGGGCGCTCGAGAAGTTAGTCGAGGACAAGGCGAACGGACCGGCCGTCATCGCCACGCTGCGGGACGAGATACCTGGTCTCGTGCCGGTGCAGCCGGATGGCGGCAAGGAGGCGCGGCTTCACAGCGTGGCCCCGCTCTTCGCCGCGGGCAATGTCTGGCTCCCGCACCCGGCCTTCGCACCGTGGGTCCACGAGGTCGTGGCCGAGCTCGTCCGCTTCCCACGGGCGCCGCATGACGACGACGTAGACGCCTGCACGCAGGCGCTCTCTCGGCTCTCTCGGCTCATGGACCACGCGATCGTCTTTCACACCGAATCGGCACCGAGCCGGTGGGCTTGACCCGCCTTGCTTTTTGTGCTTGACAGGGTGAGGATCACGGCATGGCACCACGCAAAGCACCCGACCTACAGATCCTCGGATGGACCGGGCTCAAACAGCACGGCGGAAGTCTCGACGACGAGTTCCACCGCGCGCTGAAGGGCGAGCGGGGAAAGAAGCTCTTGCGCGAGATGGCCGACAACGATCCGATCGTCGGCACGATCATTCAGGGCATCTCGACCTTCGTGCGACAGACAGAGGTGCACATCAGGAACCCGAGCGAGACGCCCGAGGGGGCGGGGCACGCCGAGTTCGTGACGCAATGCCTCGACGACATGTCGGCGAGCTTCGACGACACGCTCTCGGAGATCATGCGGTCGCTCATCGTCTTCGGCTTCGGCTATGTCGAACTCGTGTACAAGCTCCGCGACGGCGACAACGCGGACCCGAGACGGAACAGTGACTATGGCGACGGGAAGATCGGGTGGCGCAAGTGGGGCATGAGGCCCGCCGAGACGATCAACCGATGGTCCTTCGACGACGACGGCGGCATCAAGGGCGCGTACCAGCTACAGCAGAACGGAGGCGAGGTCTTCCTTCCGATCGAGAAGTGCCTGCTCTTCCGCACCGAGACGATCAACGGCAACCCCGAGGGGCGCTCGCTCTTGCGCAACTCGTTCACGTCGTACCACTACGCGAAGAACCTGCGGGAGATCGAGGCGATCGGCATCGAGCGGGACATGACGGGCCTACCGGTCCTGCGCGTGCCTCCGGCGATCATGGGCTCCGCGCCCGGCACGCGGGAGTCGGCGATCCGCTCCGACCTCGAGAAGCTCGGCCAGCAAATCCGGCGGGACGAGCGAGCCTTCATGATGCTGCCTTCCCGTGAGTACGGGGGGCAGACGACGGGCTACGACTTCGAGCTCATGGCGTCGCCGGGCTCGCACTCCATCGACACCGACACAGTCATCCGGCGCTACGAATCCCGCATGGCGATGCCGCTTCTGGCGGAAGTCATGTTCCTCGGCGTCGACGGGGCGCAGGGGCTCGGCGGCTCTCTCGGCGAAGTGAAGCTCGAAATGTTCGAGCGGTCGATCACCGCGTTGCTCGAGCGCATCGCCTCGCCGATCAACGACTTCGCCATCCCTCGGCTCATGCGCCTGAACGGTTCGATGGATCGAGAAGTGTACCCGACGTTCACGTTCGGGCCGGTCTCTCGTCCTCGCCTCGCCGAGCTCGGGCAGTTCCTACAGCAGACCGTATCGACGGCCGTGCTCACACCCGACCGCACCCTCGAGAACTACGTCCGCGCGCAGGCAGGGCTTCCCGAGGCCGAGGACGAGGAGGACGTGGTCGATGGGTAAAGCGTGCTGCGACGTGCACAAGGTCGGGCCGAGCGACTTCGAGCGGGCGACTCCCGCCGAGGTCCGCTTCGGTCGACGCTTGGCCGCAGCCTTCGAGACGGCGTCGCGCGAGCTTGTGGCGTCGTGGGACTCGCTCGACCCGAAGACCGCAGAGGAGGCGTACCGGGCGATTCTCCGGCTCCCGTGGCAGGAATCCTTCGGAGAGCTCGGCGTGACGTGGGAGGAGACGGTGCGCAAGGTCATGACCGACGCCGGCGAAGCGTCATTCAAGGACCTGCGCGGCACCATCGCTTCGCCGTCATCGACCCTCATGACGGCGAGCTTTACCGTCGAGAATCCGTACAGCCGGGTCTATCTCCGAGAGCGATCGTCACGGCTCATCGTCCAGATCACGGAAGAGACTCGCGAGGCCGTCAAGGACATGCTCGACCTGGCCGTGCGCGAGGGCGTGCCTCCGAAGCAGCTCGCGCCTCGCATCGGCGACACCGTGGGGCTGCATCGGAGATGGGCGAAGGCGGTCAGCAACCGGCTCGGCAATCTCTTGCAAGCCGGCGTGCCCTACGACGAGGCGAAGAAGGAATCGGCGAAGTACGCAAAGAAGCTCCGGCGCCGGCGTGGCGAGAACATCGCCCGTACCGAGATCGTGAGCGCAAGCAACCAGGGCACGGCCGACTCGTGGTCCATCGCGCAGGATAACGCATGGATCCCGACGACGACGAAGAAGCAGTGGATCGCGGCCTTCGGGTCTGCGAGGACGTGCCAGTACTGCGGGGCGCTCCACGGCGTCGTCGTCGGCCTGAACGAATCCTTTCCCGACGTCGGGCTCGGTCGCACCTCGCGACCGCCGGCGCATCCCTCGTGCCGGTGTACGATGGGTCTCGTCTTCCCGAGGTCATGACATGCCATATCGCCGCGCCGCTGACATTCCGAAGCCGGTCCGAGACGCGCTCCCTGACGCCGCACAGCGCATCTGGTGGCGTGCTTTCAACTCGGCCGAAGCCGAGTACGGGACGAGCGACGAGGGGCGCTTGGCGTCCATTGCGTGGGGCGCAGTCCGCAACGCCGGCTACGAGAAGGAGGGCGACGCGTGGCGCTTGGCGAAGGCCGAGACGTACAAGCCAACGGCCGCGATGGCGGCGAACGCCAAGCGGGCGCTCGAGGTGCGCGCATCCAAGCCAGCGAGCCAGCGAGGCATGACGAGCGTCGGCATTGCCAGGGCACGACAGCTCATGGGCCGCGAGGCGCTCTCGGAGGACACCGTGCGCCGGATGAAGGCTTACTTCGACCGGCACGCCATCGACAAGGAGGGCGAGACGTGGTCCGAGCAGGGCAAGGGCTGGCAGGCGTGGCACGCATGGGGAGGCGACGAGGGCCGGTTGTGGGCCGAGTCGATCGTCCGGCGCCTCGAGCGGGCCGAGAAGAGCCTCGAGGTCGCGAAGGTCGACGAGGACAAGCGCCTCGTCTTCGGATGGGCGTCGGTCATCGAGAACGAGGACGGGTCGCCGCTCGAGGACCTGCAAGGCGACATCATCAAGATCGAGGAGCTCGAGAGCGCCGCCTACGAGTTCGTCTTGCGCTCCCGCAAGGCGGGCGAGATGCACGAGCGGACCGAGGGCATCGGGCGCTTGGTCGAGTCGTTCGTCGTGACCCCGGAGAAGGCCGCGGCGCTCGGCATGACCGCGAAGGCCGGCTGGTGGGTCGGTTTCAAGATTGATGACGATTCGACATGGGCAGAAGTGAAGAAGGGTTCATTCCGCATGTTCTCGATCGGCGGCAAGGCCGTGCGCGGGAAGGCAGACTGAACCCCCCTTTGCAAGACAAAAACGACCGCACTAGGATCTGACACCATGGCAACCGAACTCACTGACATCGAGCTCGACGAAGTCTCTCTCGTCGACAAGGGCGCGAACCAAGCGGCTCACGTCGTCCTTGTGAAGCGATCTCCGCTCCGACGCCTCGTCGATTGGGCGCTCCGCAAGAACGGCGAGTACGGCTACGGCATGGCGCCTCCCGCGAGCCCAATGCCGATGTCGCAAGTGCTCGCCGAGGCCGACGCGCACGACCAGATCGGGCGCCTCATGGAGGCACTGCACGAGTCCCTCGCGTCCATCCAAGACAGCGACCTCTCAGCCGAGGACAAGCTTGCGCTAATGCAGCAAAGCGCGGCCGAGTTCGCCGAGGCCGTCGAGGGCGTCGAGCTCATGAAGGGTCTCCGCGACCACATCGAATCGCTCTCGTCGCTCGACGAGATCCCCGCGGCACTCGCCGCGCTCAACAAGGCTCTCGGGCTTCCCGAGGGCGAAACCGTAGGAGAAGACATGACCGAGCCGGTCAAAGCCGAGGAGCCCTCGGTTGATGTCGAGAAGGCCGACGACGTGGCGAAGGCGCTAGCGTCCGAGGTCGAGAAGCGTGAAGCACTCGAGAAGAAGCTCGCCGAGATGGAGCGTCTCGCCAAGCGTGCCGAGGTCGCCTCCCGCGTCGAGAAGACGATGGGCGCCGTGCCTGGTACGAGCGGCGAGGACCTCGTCGGC